TACGCATGGCTGAAGGCGCAGGAAACGGGAAAGCCCGTGGAACTGTGCTGCGCCATCGGGGATGATACGGTGGACGGTATTCCCTATTGTGAGATCGTGGAGACTGCCCGGAGATACATCCAGTCCCTTGGCGGCTTTGAGAAATTTGCGGAATGGGGGCTGGTGCGATGAGGACAACGACTGAGATGCAGCTTGTGCCAATCACCAAGCTGGTACCCTATGTAAACAACGCCCGAACCCACTCCCCGGAGCAGATTACCAAGCTCCGCTCGTCCCTCCGGGAGTTCGGCTTTATCAATCCCGTCATCATCGACCGTGACTATGGCGTGATTGCAGGCCACGGCAGAATCCTGGCGGCAAAGGAAGAAGGCATCCGAGAGGTTCCCTGTGTGTTTGCCGACCATCTTACCGAAGCTCAGAAAAAAGCCTATATCATTGCGGACAACCGTATGGCAATGGACGCCGGATGGGATGAGGAGCTTCTGCGGGTGGAGATCGAGTCTTTGCAGGGCATGGACTTTGACCCTCTGCTGACCGGCTTTGATGAAAAGGAGCTAGCGGCGCTGTTCGATGCCGGCATCGAAGCTAAAGAGGATGACTTCGATGTGGATGCGGAACTGCAAAAGCCCACCTTCTCCCGACTTGGCGATATGTGGACGCTTGGCAGACATCGCTTGGTATGTGGGGACTCCACCAATCCAGAGACATACACCACGCTCATGGATGACATCAAGGCCAACCTGGTGATCACCGACCCGCCGTACAACGTCAATTACGAAGGATCGGCGGGCAAGATCAAGAACGACAACATGGCAGGCGAAAAATTCTACGAGTTTCTCCTTGCCGCATTCAAAAATATGGAGTCGGTCATGGCGGCGGACGCATCCATCTATGTGTTTCATGCCGACACCGAGGGCTTGAATTTCCGCAGGGCGTTTGCCGATGCAGGATTTTATTTATCCGGGTGCTGTATCTGGAAGAAGCAGTCCCTGGTCCTCGGCCGCTCTCCCTACCAGTGGCAGCATGAGCCTGTGCTGTACGGCTGGAAGAAAAACGGCAAGCACCAGTGGTACACGGGCAGGAAGGAAACCACCATATGGGAGTTCGACAAGCCCAAGAAGAACGGCGACCATCCCACCATGAAACCAATCCCTCTGCTGGCATATCCCATCGGCAACTCCAGCATGGCAAACTCGGTAGTGCTTGACCCCTTCGGCGGCTCCGGCTCTACCCTCATTGCCTGTGAGCAGACCGACCGCATCTGCCGCACTATTGAACTGGATGAGAAGTTCTGCGATGTCATCGTGAACCGCTACATCGAGCAGGCCGGCACTGCGGATGGAGTGAGTGTCCTTCGGGACGGCAAGACATACAGTTATGGGGAGGTTGCGGATGGAACGGAATAAACTGACCCTCGGCAGCCTGTTTGACGGTTCCGGCGGTTTCCCTCTTGGCGGCTTGCTCTCCGGCATTACCCCCGTTTGGGCATCGGAGATCGAGCCGTTCCCCATCCGGGTGACCACAAAGCGGCTTCCGTTTATGAAGCATTACGGCGATGTCTCCCGGATGGACGGTGGGAAGATTGAGCCGGTGGATGTCATTACCTTCGGCAGCCCTTGCCAGGACATGAGCATCGCGGGCCGGAGGGAAGGTCTGGACGGCTCCCGCTCCAGCCTTTTCTATGAAGCCGTCCGGATCGTAAAGGAAATGAGGTGTGCAACTGATGGCAGATATCCAAGGTATATCGTCTGGGAGAACGTCCCCGGCGCGTTCAGTTCCAACAAGGGTGCGGACTTCCAGTCCGTCCTCGAAGAGATCTGCTCGGTCAAAGGATACGAAATTCATACTCCTCGACCTGAGAAATGGACGACCGCCGGAGAGATCGTGGCAGATAATTTCAGTCTCGCATGGCGGGTATTTGATGCACAGTACTGGGGAGTTCCCCAACGCAGAAAACGCATCTACCTTGTCGCAGATTTTGCAGGCGAGAGTGCCGGAAAAATACTATTTGAGTCCGAAGGCGTGTCTGGGTATACTCCGCAGGGCTTCCGTTCGTGGCAAGGAGCTGCCGGAACTTCTGAGAAAGGCGCTGGAGCGGCAGGCTGCGTCTGCCTGAACGATCAGGGCGGAAACCGCATGGATGTGACGGACGGTGTCACCTGCACCCTCCGGGCGGAGGCCCACCATCCTCCCTGCGTGATGGAATCTGCGGGCTTTTGCACCGAGCATTCCGCACACAGCCGCTCCATCGGGTACGAGGAAGAAACCCCTCCCACTCTCCGGGCGGGGACGGTGCCGGCGGCGGTCTATGAGAACCATAGCCAGGACACCAGATACACCGGTCCATTGGAAACAGCGCCCACGGTCATGTCTACTTACGGAACAGGCGGCAACAATCAGCCCTTCGTGGTGGAAACGCCAAAGACGCTGAAAATCCGCTCCGGCTGTGAGGGTGGTGGCAAGGGTGCGCTGATCCAGGACAACAAATCTGCCACCCTCGGATGCAACAACGACCAGACGGTGTTTGTGCCGTTTGTGAAAGGCACCCGCCCCCACTCTTCCGATGAAGGGCAACAGTGGAAAGACGGAACCGTGGCGAATACGCTGAACACCCATGATGTGGGCGAATCCAGATGTAATGAGCTGGCTGTCAAGGTCTACGGCATCTGCTCCAAGCAGAGCCACACCATGCAGTCGGACAATCCTCACAGCGGTTTTTATGAAGCGGATACCTCCCGCTGCCTGGACGCAAACGGCGGCAATCCCTCCTGCAACCAGGGCGGTATGGCTGTGGTGGCTGTGCAAGGCTCTATGATCGGAAGGTCTGACAAGAACGGTCCCCAGGGCAGCGGCGTGAACGAGGATGTGTCCTTCACGCTGGACGCCACCGACCGCCATGCGGTAGCTTACGGAATCGACCGCGCCACATACAACATGGGACGGAACGCCAAGTTCGGAATTACAGTGGAAACGGAAATCGAGCCAACGATGGTGTCCAAAGGACCGGGAGCGGTCGGGCAGCCTATCTACCATTCAAGCAAGAGTTCCTTCCACACCAATTTTACGGATGATGATGTGACGGAAACGTTGGTCGCTACAGATTTCAAAGATCCGCCTACGGTATCTAAGGAGCCTGACTACATCGTCCGCAGACTGACGCCTACCGAATGCGCCAGACTGCAGGGGTTCCCGGGCTGGTGGTGCGATGCGCTTGGAACTGATGAGCCGACCGAGAATGAGATCGAGTTCTGGACAGAGGTGTTTGAAATACACCGAAGGGTCATGGGAACCTCCTCCAAGCCAAAGAGCCGGAACCAGATCGTCAAGTGGCTGAAGAATCCCCATTCCGACAGCGCGGAATATAAAATGTGGGGCAACGGCGTGGCGCTCCCCAACGTCTATTTTGTGCTTTCCGGGATCGTGTACTATGCACAGTTTTCGGAAGGATAAATTGGTTTCTATTCTACAGAGAAATGTGCGAAAATCGCTTGCTATTTCAGGGGTTCAGAGTGATATATGTACCTACCAAAAACAAAGGAGGTTTTCGCACATGGAAATCAGATACAATGTGACGGGCGCCAAGCGCAAGGAACTGGTAAAAGTTATCGCCAATGCCACAGGCGCCAGGGCGGAATACAAGTTCATGCCCACCTGCAATTATGAGATTGATTATTTCACGGTCACCAAGGATGGGACGCTCCTATTTGACGACCGTGCCGACAGCGAGGAAGTCGAGCGGGTGCTGGAAGCCATCTCCGCCGCCGGCTTTGAATGTGAGCCGCAGGACGGCGGTGAGCAGCCCTTCGGGGAGGAAACCAAGGAAGCGGCAGAAGCCGCCGACACTGCGCCACAGGCGGCAAACGTGGGGCTTACGGTGGAAATCCCGCTCGACAAGGTGGCGGTGGGCAACCTTACCAAGCTGCTGGACGCCAAGGGGAATCTGATACGGAAGGCCCTGGGCATCACCGACCTTCGCATCGAGGTTTTGGAAGACCGGGTGGCATTTCCCTGGTTCTCCCAGGTGGACACAGATTCCGCAGCCGCCTATACCCACTTCATTTCCGCGCTTTGCGAGATGAGCAGGAATGCCAAGCGGGTAACAGCGACTGAGAAACCGGTGGATAACGAGAAATACGCCTTCCGCTGCTTTCTCCTGCGCCTGGGCTTCATCGGCAGCGAGTACAAGATGGAACGCAAAATTCTGCTGAAGAACCTGACCGGTTCCTCGGCCTTCAAGAACGGGGGTGTGAGCCATGAAGTTTCCGAGTAGAGAGATTGTGGAGCGCATCCGCCGGGAATATCCTGCCGGCACCCGTGTGGAACTGGTGCGGATGGATGATGTGCAGGCTCCGCCCGCCGGCACAAAAGGCACCGTCAAAGGCGTGGATGATACCGGCTCCCTCCTCATGCGCTGGGACAACGGCAGCGGCCTGAACGTGGTCTATGGGGAGGACATTGTGAGAAAGGTGGGTGACCGCCGTGCCGAATAACATTCTGAAGGACTTCTTCTATGGGAACATCAATCCGAATGAAAAGCAGTTTGATCGCAATTCGGAGTATGGAAAGGCTGCTGCCGGTCTGGCCGATGAAGAAGAAAAGCTCCGATCCATGCTGGATCAGGAGGCAGCCACAGTTCTCGATAAGATGATTTGTCTACAAGCCGCCATTGCGGGCATGACCGCTGAGGAGTACTTCATCGATGGGCTGCGGACGGGATTCCGCCTGGCTCTTGCTATCCTTGATGAGGAGGAAAACGGCCTTCTCAAGCCAATATCGGATGG